GGAGGTGGTGAAAGCAGTCGGAAAAGGTGCTGCGAAAATCATTGTCTGGACGGCTCATCAGATCGAAAAGAAATAAGATAATCAAAAATTTTGGAGGTAAAGAGTATGCCCGCAAACGTTGAAACCATGTTCTCTGTCCGTGAAACCCCGTGGCATGGCCTTGGCCGTATCGTTATGGATGCCCCTGCAAGCCGTGAAGCCTTGGAGTTGGCTGGTCTCGATTGGCAGGTGGAAAGCCGCAACATCTACTCAGGCACGGGTGCAATGATCCCCGGCTATCGCGCCAATGTCCGCAGCACCGATGATGCTGTTCTGGGTGTGGTGTCTGACCGCTACCGCATTGTGCAGAACGAAGAAGCATTTCAGTTTACCGATGACCTGCTGGGTGAGGGCGTTACTTATGAAACTGCCGGTTCTTTGCAGGGCGGCAAGAAGGTCTGGATGCTGGCAAAGCTGCCGGAGAAATACATCATCGCCGGAGACGAAGTGACACCATATCTTGTGTTCTTTAACAGTCACGATGGTAGCTCTGGTGTGAAAGTCGCTATGACCCCGGTTCGTGTGGTCTGCCAGAACACCCTGAATCTGGCTCTGGGCACGGCAAAGCGCATCTGGACTGCTCGCCACACCGAAAATGTTCTGCTCCGTGTGCAGGATGCCCGTGAAACCTTGCAGCTTGCCAACAGCTATATGGGGGAACTGGGCAAGGGCATCCATGAACTGACCACCATCAAGCTGTCTGACCGCAAGGTGCAGGAGTTCATCAATGAGTTTTTCCCTGTCACCGAAGATCTGACCGATGGCCAGCGGAAGAACAACCTGCGCTTGCAGGAAGATTTGAAGGCTCGCTACTATAATGCGCCCGATCTGGAGTGGGTCGGAAAGAACGGCTGGCGGTTCGTGAACGCTGTTTCCGACTTTGCCACCCATGCAGACCCCATCCGCAAGACCCGGAACTACAATGAGAATCTGTTCCTGCGTACCGCAGAGGGCAATCCCATGATCGACAAGGCTTATAAGATGGTGCTGGCAGCAGCATAAAGGAGGACGTATGAACGATGTGAGCAACCGGGCTGTCCGGGAGTTTTCTGAGTTCCTTGACCGCATCGAGATCAACTTTCCAAAGCCAACTTGCACCACAGCATACGAGATCACGATGAAAAGCACCATCGTCAGTGCCTTGATTACGCTGGACACCGAAAAGCAGATGGACGAGCGTTTCTGGAATCATCTTCGGGTGCAGCGGAATATTCTGGATTTCCTGTATGCCCTGTGGCTGGATGATGACCGCACCTTGGTGGACGAATTTTCCACCATTATCAAAGACTTGGTGGAATATGATTTCTCTATCGCAGAAGAACAGATGAAAGAGAGGTTGAACATTGCATGAAAAGGCTTGTATCTACACGGAACCTGTCCAAAGAAGATTGGCTCCACTACCGCAAATGCGGCATTACCGGCACGGATGCCGGGGCTATCCTTGGCCTGAATCCCTATCGATCTGCATTTCAGGTGTACTACGATAAAATCAGCGATACCATTGAAAATATCGACAACGAGGCCATGCGGCAGGGCCGGGACTTGGAAGAGTATGTGGCGCGGCGGTTCTCCGAAGAAACGGGCTTTAAGGTGCGCCGTGCAAACGCTATCTACCAGAGCGAGGAACATCCGCTGCTTCTGGCAGACTTTGACCGTCTGATCGTTGGACAGAAGGCCGGGCTGGAGTGCAAAACGGTCTCACCGTTTTCTGCGGACAAGTGGGCGGATGGGAAAATCCCGGCTCATTATCTGGCGCAGGTTGACCACTACTTAGCCGTCAGCGGGTTCGACTGTTGGTATGTGGCAGCTCTGATTTTCGGCAGAGAGCTGGTGATCCACAAAATCGTGACAGATAAGCAGGTGCTTTCTGACCTCATTGATAAGGAAGAACTTTTCTGGACGAACCATGTTGTGCCCCAGATTCCCCCTGCACCCAACGGTTGCGATTGTGACACGCAGAAAATCAACCAGCTTTATGAGGTGGACGACCGAGATAAGACCGCTGACCTGAGTGCTTTGCATGGACTTCTGGATAAGCGGCAGGAGCTTTCCGACCAAATCGAGCAGATGGAACAGGAGAAAACAGCCATCGAGCAGCAGGTCAAGCTGCAAATGCAGGATGCCGCCTATGGAACAGCACCGGGTTATAAGGTATCGTGGGTGTCCTCCGAAAGCAAGCGTGTGGATTCCCAGCGTTTGAAGAAAGAACAGCCCGATATTTTCAATCGGTACAGCAAAAATGTAAGCAGCCGCAGATTCACCATCGTTCATGCGGCATAAAACTTTGTATATGGCGGCAGGGAGTGACTTCTCTGCCGCCTTTTTTCTTGGAGGGTTATTATGGCTACGGAAAATCCATTCGTAAAATTATTTGCTATCGACTTCAAAGATCATCTGGAAGTAAAGAAGTCCGGCAACACGGAACTGAAATATGTAAGCTGGGCGTATGCCTGGGCAGAGGTGAAAAAGCTGTATCCCGCTGCCAGCTATGAGGTCAAGAAATTCAACGGTCTGCCCTATGTTTATGACCCCATCACCGGCTTCATGGTGTACACCTCAGTCACGATTGAGGGCGTTTCGCACGAAATGTGGCTGCCTGTACTGGATGGCGCAAACAAAGCCATGAAAGCTGCGCCTTATACCTACACTACCCCGAAATGGGACTACAATCCGCAGACCCGCCGCCGTGAAAAGATCGGCATGGAAGAACGTACCGTAGAAGCAGCCTCCATGTTCGATGTGAATAAAGCTATTATGCGGTGCTTAGTGAAGAACCTTGCTATGTTTGGCCTTGGCCTGTACGTTTATGCCGGAGAGGATTTGCCGGAAGATGCTGCACCGCAGCCGGAGGCAGAACCGCAACAGCAGCCGAAGCCGAAATCCACCAGCCAAAAGCAGGAACAGCCGCCGATGCCCTGCATCTGCGCTCGTTGCAACCAGCCCATCAAGAGGGTCAAGCTGAAGGATGGCTCCATCATGCAGGCGGCAGAGTTTGCCGCCACCCATGAGGGAATGTGCGCTGACTGCTACAAAGCCACCAGATTGAACGTAGCATAAGGAGATTTTAAGGTGAAAGAAGCAAAGATCGAAGTTCTTGCTCTCCTGCCGATGGAACTGCCAAAGGAAATCGAACTGAACAACACCCTTGAAGCCATGCAGAACTTTGTAGGCGGGCTGATCGAATGCATTACCTTACGTGACACCGGTTCAGAGGTCACACTGGTCTGCAATGATGAAGGCAAGCTGCTCGGCCTGCCGCTCAATCGTCCGCTGTGGGATGGAGCCGATGTTCTTGCCGGGCCGGGATTTCTGGCCGGATGCGACAACGAAGGAAATATGACTTCTCTGCCGCAGAGCGCAATGGATTTCTACAAAGAGAAATTCAGAGCTTTTATCATTGAAATTTAAGGAGGAACGCCTTATGACCTTTAATGCAATGACCGAACGTTACGAAGAAATCACGGTTTGCGGAAAGCCTGCGCTGTTCACCAGCATCCGCATCAAGAGAGATACCATCCCGGATGGTCTGTACGCCTACGATGTCCGGCACGACGATGAGTGCCGGGGCATCCCTTGTGAGATCGCACCCTTTGTGATGGTCAACCATTGGGGCACCATTATCCTTGCGGAACCGCTGGACCTGCCGGACGATGGGCGGCGATATATTGACGACGAATCCGACTGGAACTATGCTCCGTTTGGAGGAACAGAGAAAAATCAAAAGCCATGTGTCACAGTGGAAGAATTTATAAAGACCTATGTGAAGCAGGAATAACAGAAAACTTGTGCCGGAGAGGTATTAAAAATGCCGTAGAGGTAAAAGAGTATCAAATTCTCTATCATTTGAGAGAGTTGCGTCAGCAAATCGGCAACGCTAAAATGACGTTCGGCATTTTTGATACAGAAAGAAAAGAGTTATGAGCATTTATGGCTATTGCAGAATTTCCACTGCAAAACAGAGTATCGACCGCCAGATCCGCAACATCAAGGCAGAATACCCGACTGCCCACATTGTACAGGAAGCCTACACCGGCACATCCATTTTTCGCCCGGAATGGCTGAAGCTCTACCGGATTCTGAGAGCCGGAGATGTGGTAGTGTTCGATTCGGTGTCCCGGATGTCCAGAAATGCAGAGGAAGGCTTTGCCCTGTACGAAGACCTCTACTGTAAGGGCATCCGGCTGGTGTTCTTGAAAGAGCACCACATCGACACCGAGACCTACAAAAAAGCCCTGTCCGGCAGCATCGCCATGACAGGGACGAATGTGGATTTCATCTTGAAGGGCATCAACGAATATCTGATGGCCTTGGCAAAAGAGCAGATCAAACTGGCCTTTGAGCAGTCCGAAAAAGAAGTTGCCGACTTGCACCAGCGTACCCGTGAGGGCCTTTTGACTGCCCGGCTGAACGGCAAGCAGGTTGGCCGTAAGAAAGGCATTGGCTTTGAAACCAAAAAGTCCAAAGCAGCCAAGGAGAAGATCCGTATCCATTGTAAGGCGTTTGGCGGCACATTGGATGACATGGAGTGCATGAAATTGACTGGACTTGCCCGGAATACATATTATAAGTATAAGAGGCAGATTCGGGCTGATTTGACTGACGAGGGAAAACTTAAAAAGGAAGAGCTGTTATGAAAAACGAAAAATGTGTAAAAGATGAACCCCATAGCGACTTTACAAAGGAGGAACAACAGGAATTTTTGAAGTTGTTGAATCGCA